CTCCAGAGGTAAACAAAAGAGATGGTAAATATGTCGAGGGCGCAGAGCCAGGCAAAATCATAAACACTGTCACCAATTCATTGTACGACACTATAAATGTCGTGCCATGTCACTATAAAAGACAGTACATTGAATGGCAAGATAGAGGCACATCAACAGGTGCTCCTGTCGCGATACACGATGCAGATAGTGATATCATTAGTCAAACAACTAGAGGAAAAGATTATAAGGATAGATTACCAAATGGTAATTATCTTGATAATACCGCTAGTCATTTTGTACTTGTAGTTGGTGATAACCCGGAGACAGCATTGATATCTATGAAGTCTACTCAATTAAAAGTTAGTAGAAAGTGGAACTCAATGATGATGGGTTTAAAGATGCAAGGTAAAAGCGGTTTATTTACACCGCCAACTTACAGCCACATTTATAAACTATCAACCGTTCAGATGTCTAACGACAAAGGAACATGGTTTGG